GAGAGATTTTACTTACGATTTCCATCTGTTTGCGAACACATCTCCGCAGCAGAGATACACTCCGCTGAATCCTAACTACACAGGACAGGCATATCACAATCCGCAGGTCACGGACGGTGGAACTTATACTCAGCAGCAGGACCTTTCCGCTGAGATGAAAACCTTCTACGACAAGAACCTTATCAGACTCGCAGAGCCTAAGATGATCCACGACCAGTTCGGACAGAAGAGACCTATCCCAGGCGGCAACGGCAAGACTATCGAGTTCCGTAAGTTCAATGCCCTGCCTGCAGTACCAGCAGATAGAGAGCTTGTCGAAGGTATCACACCTGATGGACAGAACTACGGCGTAACTGCCATCACTGCAACTGTTAAGCAGTACGGCGGATACATCACCACAACGGATATGCTCAACCTTACTGCATACGACAATAATATGCAGGAGATCATGAAGCTTCTTGCTTCTCAGGCAGGTAGAGTATCCGACACCATCACAAGAGATATCATCCAGGCAGGAACTAACGTACAGTACGCAGGCACAGCAGCTGCAAGAACAGACCTCACCAGCGCATCTGTCCTGACTATCGAGGATATCAAGAAGGCTGTAAGATGGCTCAGAAGAAACAATGCTGAGACCATCCAGGGTGACTACGTGGCCATCGTACATCCTGATGTAGCGTATGACCTGATGAACGACAGCGAGTGGGTAGATGCTAACCATTACGCAGGCAGCAGCAAGATCTTTGAAGGCGAGATCGGCAAGATGTACGGCGTGAGATTCGTTGAGAATACTCAGGCTAAGATCTACAAGCCGAGTACACTGCCTATCTACGGCACTCTCGTTCTCGCTGCGAATGCGTTCGGTGTAACAGCTATCAACGGCGGTGGAATCGAGACGATCGTTAAGCAGCTTGGAAGTGGTGGAACAGCAGATCCGTTAACAAAATCAGCGGCCTAACAGAGAAATCTGTTTTGAATAACCACGTGAATTCAGGGGAACTCTCACTGAGACAATCCTGAGCCAAGCTCCGAAAGGAGAAGGTGCAACGACTATTCCGAAAGGAAGTACACTCAAGCGAGTGGAAGTGCGTGGGGTCCGAAAGGATCGTGATATAGTCTGAACTTCATAGCGATATGAAGCAGCCTGAAAAGGCGGCTCAAGAGTAGCGATCTTGGGTGAACATAGTGTGAACCAGAGGGCAACGGCTGGGTGGAAGCTCCAGAAAACGGCTTGCATCCTGACACAGGAGTACATGGTAAGAATCGAGTCGGCAGCATCCTATGGTGCAACTGCTGAGGCCAACTAATTCCAGGCTCTGAAAGGAGCAGAACATGGCAACAAAGAAAACAAATGAACCTGAAGCAAAGGCAGTAGAGAAGGAAGATCTTGTAAGCGTTCTGGTGCCGTATATCGAAGGGCAGGACCCAGAGGTAACGGTCATCATCAACGGCGAGGTCACCAAGTTCAAGAAGGGAGTCATGGTAAAGGTAAAGCCTAACGTGGCCGAGGTCCTTCAGAACTCCAATCAGCAGATGATGGCTGCCTATGCCAATCAGAAGAAATTTGAGAAGCAGGTCATGGACCTGTAAAGCGAAATTGCGGTGGTGGGGGAGCGATCTCCCATCACCATTTCACTAATTAAGGAGATTACAATGACTATCCAGGCATTGATAAACAAGGTACAGATAGAGAAGCCGAATAGCTTTCCAGACGAGAAGCTGCTTCAGTTTATCAACGAGATCGAGCAGGATGTGTCTGAAGAGCTTCGTGAGGAAGAGGACTTCGTGCCTTATGAGGATATAGATGACACGCTGCTGAAGGCTCCTGCTCCATACGACAGGCTGTACGTATCCTATCTCAAGTCGCAGATAGACTATGCCAATGAGGAGTACGCTTCATATCAGCTCAATGCGGAGCAGCATGTGCAGGACTTCGGAGACTTCGCTGACTTCGTAGTTAGAACAGGCAGAGCAGAAGTGGTGGAGATCCCATCACGCTTCAAGAATGTATTTTAAGGTGGTGATGAGATATGGCGAATTTGGTATCACCAGGATACGGAAGATCCGCACTCATAAATGAAATACTGAAGCCTGCCGAGGAGCGCACGATTGAATTCAAGGGCCTGAACAGACGGACAACAGTAGCAGAAGGCGAGATGAGCGACATGCTGAATCTCTCCTCTGACGATTATCCTGTACTGACACAGCGCAAGCCGAGAGGCAGAATGGCACTCACAAGCGGAGTCATAAGGCCGCTGCAGCTCATGTCAAGATTTGACCGCATAGCCATGACTGCCGTGACTGCGGATGGCGTGAGATTCTTCTACGATGGAGCAATAGTGCCTGAGGTAGAGCTTGATTATGGCAGCCATATGGTAGCTATCAACAACAGGATGTGCTTCTTCCCTGAAAAGACATGCATCGACATTACAAAAGACGGACTGCAGCAAGGCACGTACAGATCGCTCGATGCATCCATCACATTGGCTGTCGATACGGATGTCACCATCAGCAACGAGGACGCAAGGATAACGCTGTTCTCAGGACACGGCCTCAAGTATGACGATGCGATCAACATAGAAGGAACGCTGAAGTATACTCCTGCAGGCGGCAGCGCAACTACGATGCCTATAACAGTATCGTGCGTGATAGAGGAAGTGGTGAACAACAACACCATCGTGCTGCCGAGAGAGACATTCATCGAGATGACAGGCGAAGGTGCTACAAACGTGAAGCTTGCATCCAGCTCAAAGATAGAGAGGCATGTGCCTGACCTTGACCATGTCGTGGAATGGAACAACAGACTGTGGGGATGTTCAAGTACCGACAACACCATTTACGCCAGCAAGCTGGGTGATCCTACCAACTGGCAATACTATCAGGGAACATCTCTTGACTCATACTATGCCGAGCAGGGAACGGATGGAATGTGGACAGGCATAGCACTGTATTCAAACCATCTGATCTTCTTCAAGGAGAACTATCTGTGCAGAGTCTACGGAACGGCTCCGAGCAACTTCCAGGTAGCGAACACTGAAGCCTTCGGAGTAGAACCAGGCTCAGAGAGATCTATAGTCACTATCAACGACACTGTTTTCTACAAGGGAAGGCCAGGCATCATGGCTTACTCAGGCGGCATTCCGTACTGCATCAGCGATGGATTCAATGTGGAATTCCGTGATGTAGTCGCAGGAACCGAGAAGCGGAAGTATTACGCTTCGATACACACAAGAGCCGCTGGCTATGAGCTGATGGTGTTCGATACTGAGCGAGGACTGTGGCACAAGGAAGATGATGCAAGATTCCACTCCTGTGCAACTATCGGTGACAAGCTTTACTTTATCGAATACAAGGATGAGCTGTTCAACTGCTCACAGGGCCTGCCTTGTTCAGAGTGGCTGCTTGTAGGCGATGAGAATGTCGAAGGCACAGTAGGAATAGTGAATCCTATCAACACATATGAGTCGGCAGACAACATCAAGTGGAGAGCGGTATTCGGCCCATTTGATGAATACATCGAGGAGCATAAGATCTACAGCAAACTGGCTCTTCGGATAAAGACAAAAAACGGAGACAACAACGATATCACGGACGAGGAAGATGAGACGATCCTGACCGATGAAGGTATCGAACTTGTACAGCCAAGGACGATCAAGGTGTACATCTCAATCGATGAAGGTGAATGGGAACTTGTTGAGACATATGATCCGCCTCACACGAACGGAGAATTTATTCCAATCGTTCCGAGGAGATGCGACAGATATTCGATAAAGCTTGAAGGCGAAGGAAACTGCGAGATCAAGACTCTCACACGGAGAGTGCGTCAGGGGACCTTCGGAAGGTTATAAGGAGACAAACAGATGGCATATACAAGGACACAATGGGTAGAACAGGAAACGCCTCTTTCTGCTCAGAATATGAATAACATCGAGGATGGCATCGAGGAACTTCAGTCGACCAAGGTAGACAAGGTATCAGGCAAAGGCCTGTCCGATCAGAACTACACAGCGGCAGAAAAGACAAAGCTTGCAGGCATAGAAACAGGTGCTCAGGTGAATCCAGGCGTAGCTACGACTTCTGCGAATGGCCTCATGAGTGCAGCAGACAAGACTAAGCTCGATGGAGTGCAGGCAGGAGCACAGGTGAACAGGACATACACACCTGTTTCAGGCAATCCTACATCGGACTTATACCCCGATTTCGGCACATCGATATTAGTATCCCAGGTATCACAGGATGCAAATGGACAAGTGTCATTAACAAACAGGCCGATTAAGATCCCAGACAAAATAGCGAATCAAAATGAAAAAGGCCTAATGTCACCAACAGATGTGGTAAAGCTTGGCCAGCTCGGGATCAAGCATGTTGTAGTATCAACGTCTAAAACCTATTCAATCGACCCAAAGACGTCCGAACAGATTACATATAATATTCCATACGAAGGATATTCAATAGCGATCCTTGTAGGTGCTATCCTGACAGACGGATTATGTATAGGGAAAGTAATTACATCATCTGAAGATGGGTCGGTATACGCAATAAAGGTAACAGTAACAAATGCTGCTGGGACTGTAAAAAATGTTACTACAGGGTCCAGAGCAAATGTGCTTCTTATAAAGGGGGATGTTTTAGGATAAAGGAGTCTGACCAATGCTAATAGACTACGATCACAATCCATCTCTGACCGAAGATCAGAAGCTGCAGAGCCTTGTCGAGAATCTGATACTCGCATTCGGAGAGATGCAGACCATCCTGAGCCAGCAGCAAAAGCAGATGGATGCGACAGACAAAAAGATAGACAAGCTGCTTGAAGCGATAGGCGTAGTGGCAGAGGACATCACGGATATCCGAAGCGACATATCGTCAATGCAAGGGAGCATAACTACCATGCAGGGGAATATCTCCACAATGCAGGGCAATATATCTACGCTTCAGAGCAATGTGTCTACGATCAACGGAAACATCACGACCATAAACGGAAATATAACAACGATGCAGGGCAACATCAGCACCATGCAGAACAAGATAACCGCACTTGAGGCTGTCGCAACAGATGCGATCCTTCAGAGCACAGCGTCTTAATTGAAAGGAGACAAAGATGGGAATAAGAGAATCTTTACTTAATACAATAACAAGCGTGGGCAATGGGGATTTCATCCGCATAGTCACAAGCGCAGGAGCATCGAGCAAGGCCACACTCGCCAATGTATTCAAGTCGTTTGAGTCAGGTCTTGGTGCAAAGTCATCGCTGACAACGAGTGATTATATAAGGGTAGTTGGGTCGGATAATGCTTCATACAAACAGCTTGTAAGTGATGTGGCAAAGAAGATAATAGAGAACTACACAGGGTCAAGCTTGGCAGGTTCAAGCCAGAGCGTGAAAAGTGCGATTGATGCACTAAATAGCAATATATCAACCAAAATTACTGGCATTGCACAAACAGGCGTAGCGTCAGGAATATTCAGCATTCGCTTTATTAACGATCAAAATAATCACACTATGGCATTGTTCTTTTCATCGAACCCGTCAACCGATGGATATAAGATGCGTTTGTACGATGTTACGAACAGTTGGAATATTGTGTGGCAGTATACGTAATTCTTGATTTAGTTAATAGGTGAAGCCAATGAAACTAAGTGTGGGGCGAAAAGCTCCACATTTTTTGATTAAGTGTAGGGGAGAAAAAATCCCTGCACTATTTTAGTATAGGGAAAAACAAGGAAAGGACAGAAGCGCAATGAATTTCGGAACTAAGATAAGAACAGCAATAGCTATAGTAGCTCTGATCAATCAGGCACTTGTTACGATAGGACCTGTCGATTTCGGCAACGAGGTATCCAATCAGATTTATAAATGGATATCGTTTCTCTTCCTTGTGGGTGCCGTTGCATCAAGCCATTGGTACAACAACGATTTTACTCCAGAAGCCTGCGAAGGAACAGGCTACACACGGATGCTGAAGTCAGGCGATGATGGGATGGACATCGAGGTAGATGGCTATCTTGAGGATGGTGATGAGGATGAATAAGACCAACTTCAAGCAGTACGATACACGCTGGGCGAAGCTTGGATATCCAAAAAAGCCTTGGTACATAAAGAATTGCGGATGCGGAGAGGTGTCTATCGCTAACTGCATTATCGAGATCGCCAAGTATGCGAACGAGACTCCTAAGACGATCCAGCCATATTGCAAGCAGTATGCGGCTCCAAATGGTAACGGCACGTACTTCTCAGGAATCCCTGCCATGATGAAGCACTATGGCATGACCGAAGTGAAAGAGCATCAGACAATGGGAGAGCTGTGGAAGGAACTTGCGAAGGGAGACCGAGTCGCTATCTATCTCATGGGGTCGAGGCCAGGCGGATCTAAAAAGGTGCATTGGACATCAAGCGCACACTTCGTATGTTCGGTAGGATATAAGGCCAAGAACGGCAAGCACTATGTCTATGTGAAGGATAGTAACAGCACATCATCTCTCAGGAACGGATGGATCTCATATGAGGACAACATGAGGAATGATGTCAGCAGAGTGTGGTCAGGCAAGCTGCCTAAAGCTGCTCCGAAGAAGAGCATCGATGAGATAGCCAAAGAAGTAATCGATGGCAAGTGGGGCAATGGCGATGAGCGAGTCAGTAAGCTGAAGGCCGCAGGATATGATCCTGACGCTGTCCAGAAGAAAGTGAATGAACTTCTCGCTCCGAAACCTACGGCAGGAGAAAAGATAGCAGCAAAGGCAAAGTCGTACTGCGGCAGCAAAACAAAGGAAACGGCAGCATACAAGAAGGCGGCCCAGGAAGTATACGGCAAAGGTAACGACACATACTGTCATAGGCTTGTAGGCACTGTCCTTGCCAAGTGTGGATACCCAAAGATGGACTACAGCGGAAAGACTGCTGCAGCCTGGAAGAAGATCATGGCCTACCTGAAAAAGAATTTCACTCAGGTCAGCGGCACCCCTAAAGCAGGAGACATACATGTGACACAGAATGATAAGGGAGCTTATCACATATTCATAGAGCTGGGTGATGGAAAGAAGGCCGAGGCCAACAGCAAGAAGAAGTATTATCCGCATATAGACAAGACAGGCAAGGGAGCCAAGAATTGGCTGTTCAGGGCAAAGTGAGGTGATCGATATGACTGAATCAATAATCGTGGCAGTGGTCACAGGACTGTTCGCCTTACTTGGAACTTACCTTACAGTGAGAGCAGGGAATCTTGCCATCATGAATGAGATGAAGATTCATCAGGCTGTCCAGGATGAGAAGATCGTTAATCTCACTAATGAGGTCCGCAAGCACAACGACTTTGCAACAAGAGTGCCTATCCTTGAGGAACAGGTGCGGCAGTTACAAAAGGGAGCGTAAACATGGAAAAGGATGTGCCATATATCGTATATGAGAGTGAAGCAGCCAGACATGAGAGGACAGTCAAGAGGCTTATCACGGCCCTGCTGATATCCATCCTGCTTATCGTAGGCAGTAATCTCGCATGGCTGTGGGTGTGGAATCAGTACGACTTTACATCGGAGTCTTACTCCGTAGAGAATGATGGGAACAGCAACCTGCTTGGAGCAGGCGCATATATGAATGGAGTGACCAATGGCATCGAAAACAGTGTACAAGAGGAAGACAGCAACTAAGCGAGACCGCACCAAGGCGAAGGGCAAGGCCACAAGGCGCAAGGTCACAGTACGCAACAGGGGCGGCAATGTGAATGTTGTCGTAGGGAAGAGATGAGAGACTATTCCAGAACGGAGCTTACCGAGGCTATTGATGAATGGATCTTGAACGAGAAGCATAGGGCCATCCTGAAGCGCAGGCTGATAGATGGCATTTGCTTTGAGCCATTGGCGGAAGAATTCGATATGTCTCCGAGGCAGATAAAACGGATAGTGTACAAAACACAGGAGACACTATTCAGGCACTTATAAGGCACCTGGCCGACATCGTCTGGGTGCTTTTTTATTGCCATAATTCAGGGAGAAAGGCAGGTGATCATATGTGGATAGAGTATCAGAACAATCCTGTTGGTAGGCGAGTAGGTGACTGCGCAGTACGTGCTATATCCAAGGCCCTGAATATGGGATGGGAAGCTGCGTACATTGCGCTTGTTATCAACGGCCTTCAGATGGGAGACATGCCTTCAAGCGACTCCGTATGGGGAGCGACATTAAGGCAGCATGGATTTAAGAGGACTAATATCCCAGACGAGTGTCCTGCGTGTTATACGGCATCAGACTTCTGCGAGGATCATCCGCAGGGTATTTTTGTGCTCGGATTTGGCGGACACGTAGCGACTGTAGTAGATGGCAATCTCTACGATTCGTGGGATAGCAGCAATGAAGTTCCTCAATTCGTTTGGTACAAGGAAGGAGAGATCTAATGGCTTACAACAATTATTATCCAACAAATTACGGATATGGGCAGATGTACAATCCATTGCCTAACCAAAATCAGCAGCAGAACAATAACGGAATGATTTGGGTAGTTGGAGAAACAGGAGCAGACTCATATCTTGTTGCTCCAGGGCAGACTGTACTGCTTTGGGATTCTACAGCACCTGTCATTTATTTGAAGTCTGCTGACAACATGGGCATACCAAGCAAGAAGATTCTTGACTATACGGAGCGAGGAACAGCACCGCAGAAGGCAGTTATTTCGCCTCAGAACGACTATGCGACTAAAGATGAAGTGTCGCTCCTCAAAGAGGAAATCGAGTCTCTGAGGGCAAAATTTGACGATATGAAGGGAGCCAAGAAATGAACATCAATCCTATGCAATTCATGAATCAGCTCAATCAGTTAAAGAGCAGAGGCGGTGATCCTAATCAGATGATACAGCAGATGCTGAATTCAGGACGAGTATCTCAGTCTCAGTATGACAATGCTGTGAAGATGGCACAGCAGATACAGCAGATGTTAGCACCTGGCGGCCGAAGGTGATGACATAGAAAAAAACATACTGATTTTTTAAATGACATTGTCAATGTTGGGGTGTCATTGAAAAAAAGAAAGGAGAATTTTAGTTATGGCATTTTCAGAAGAAAGTGGAAACGGCATGGTAATGCCTGTCGCACCTATGTATGGCGGCAATGGTGGTAACGGATTTGGCTTCGGTGGAGACTGGGCCTGGATAATCCTTCTTCTGCTCCTTGGCTGGGGTAATAACGGCTGGGGCGGAAATGGCGGATTCGATGGCGGCCTCTATCCGTGGATGAATCAGACCGAAACTATCAACGATGGATTCCGTGACCAGATGCTGAACACAAATATCACTTCTGTCCGTGACGGAATCAGCGGCATCTCGACACAGCTTTGCAATGGCTTTGCAGGCGTGAATGCAAGCATCGCTAATGGCTTTGCTCAGAGTGAGATTTCTGCTAACGCAAGACAGATGGCAGACATGAATCAGAGATTCGCTCTGCAGTCACAGCTTGCTGACTGTTGCTGCGAGAACAGACTTGCAACTTGCCAGACTCAGAACATCGTTCAGAACGAAGGCAATGCGACAAGATTTGCTGACGCAAACAACACAAGAGACATCATCGATTCACAGACCAGAGGAACACAGGCTATTCTCGACAAGCTCTGCGCTCTTGAACTTGACGGTGTAAAGGCACAGCTTGCTCAGGCAGAGAGAGAGAACGTAGGACTCCAGAACCAGCTCAACATCGCTACAGTAAGAAACGACATGAATTCGGAGATCGATGCGATGTATAACCGCCTCAAAAATTGCCCTGTGCCAAGTGTTCCTGTATACGGAAGCCAGAGCATCTTCACTTGCGGTGGTAACAACACAGGCTGTGGCTGCGGATGTGGCGGAAGCTTCTAAGGTAGGTGATAATCATGGCAGAATATTTAACGAGGGATATGGTAGAACCTGTGGCACTCAACCAGGCTATACCATTCATTGATTCTATCCGCTGCCCGAAGGCAAACGTTTTCCATCAGAGCGGCACAGGGATTTTTGTTCTGCGTGGCATAGTCACTAATCCTACAGCGTGTTTCGCAAGGTATGAAGTCGAGTTTACAGGCAACATAGCCATACCGACAGGTGGGGCCATTACTCCTATAGCGACAGCGATAGTTGTCTCTGGAGAGGAGAGGACAGGCAGCAGAAGCATATTCACGCCTGCCGCAGAAGACGAGTACGGCAATGTTACAAGCAGAGCCGTGGTAGATGTACCGAAGGGATGCTGCTTCACAGTAGCGGTAGAGTATGTCAACGGAACAGTAAATGATCCTGCGACTACTCCGACTCCGCTGATCAATGTGATAGATGGCAGCCTGAGCATAACACGCATAGCGTAGAAAGGAGAGAGTCATGCATAAACTTATAGAGTATTGCTGCGATGAGCTTGAAGAGATCGAACGCAAAGCCGCTAAAGGTCAGAAGCTTTCCATGCAGGAACTTCAGTACGCTGACACTCTTGCACACATGAAGAAGAATCTGATGAAGGCAGATGAGATGTCAGGCGAAGGCGGATACAGCAACATGGGATATTCCAGACGCATGTCATATGATGATGGCGCATCCAGCTACAGGGCCGCTGATGGCGTAAGGAACTATGTCAGACCAGACGGATCATATGCCGAGGAAAGCTCATATGCACGTGGAAGAGGTCCAGGCGCAGCGAGAGATTCAATGGGAAGATACTCAAGCGATGGCAGTATGGACGAGAGGACTAAGCAGGAACTTATGAAGATGATTGAGAGAATGTAGTGTCCATGCGGAAGGGGAGCAGGTATCACGCCTGCTCTCTTTTTGTGTGTAGGGGAGAATAATTTATCCAAACTGTATACATTGTAGTCGGTTAAATCTCATGAAAGGAGACATGCGTATGGCTACAAAAAAGAAGAAGGCCGCAACGAAAACGAAAACAGATCCCCTGCAGAAGCAGTTCAACAGTATGCAGAAGTATCAGCCTTCGTATACAAGCGTTAATTTCAGCGGCTCCTACAAACCACAATCATATAGCAGCTCATATAAGCCGCAGCATTATACAGGCTCATATCAGGCATCAACGTATACCAGCGACTACAAGCCGACTACGTACAATGGTAACTATTCGGTCAAGAACTATGCGAACACGTATAAACCTACGGAGTATAAGAGCAACTACCAGACACAGGCCTACCAGAGCAATTACAAGCCGAATCTGTACACAAGCAACTACAGGCCGAATGAGTACACGGACACTTATAATCCAGACCAGTATCAGTCAAAGTACATGCCTCAGATAGAGGAAGGCCTGAACAAGCTCACTAACTGGAGCTATGATCCTATGCAGGATGCAAACTACCAGGCACTTGCAAAGGTGTACGGAGCGAGAGGTAACCTGGCGGCAAAGAATTCGCTGGCGGATGCGGCAGCTCTCAATGGCGGATACGGAACTTCGAACGCAGTGTCAGCAGCACAGCAGGCAAGGAACCAATACAACCAGGAACTTGCGAGCCTGATACCACAGCTTGAGCAGAATGCATACAACAAGCAGCAGGCAGGACTCAATGCGCTTATGGACATTGACAATGCTATGTACGGCAGGTTCTCAGACGATCAGAGCAGACAGCTTCAGGGCAAACAGTTCGGACTTGATGTAGCTGGATACAACGAGGCTAACAGGCAGTTCGCAGAACAGAATGCTCAGAATGTAGCGAACATGAACGAGGCCAACAGACAGTTCGCTGCCCAGATGGGCCTTGATTACGACAGGCTCAATCAGAGTGAGCGTCAGTTCGTAGAACAGAATGCACAGAATGTCTTTAACATGAATGAAGCTAACCGCCAGTTCGCTGCCCAGATGGGCCTCGACTATGACAAACTGAACGAGGATCAGAGACAGTTCCTGGCTGACTACAATCTGAATGTATTCAATACGAATGAGGCTAACAGACAGTGGGCCGAGCAGAACAGGCAGAACATATGGCAGGCCAATAATGCTGAGAGACAGTTCGCTGCCAACTACGGACTCGATGCATTCCAGACCAATCAGGCCGTAGACCAGTATGCTGCAGACGAGGCGTACAGATACGCAGGCCTCAACTCAGACAACGACTACAGAGCATATCAGGCACTGCTCGATGCATACCAGGCCGATCAGGATGAAAGACAGTTCGCATATAACGCCGCAAGTGGAAACGCCAAGGAAGCTATGGGAGATGCTCAGTGGTATCTGCAGTATCTTGACTCCCAGAAGAAGAAGTCAGGCGGCGGTGGCGGCGGTGGATCTAAGAAGAAGTCATCTGGCGGCGGCGGTGGCGGCGGTGGTAGCGTAGTTGGTGGTGGCGGTGGCAACAAAAAGGTTGATGTTGACACAGCGAAAAACGCAACGGCCGCCAAGGAGCATATGAACAAGATGTCCAATGCCGACCTGCAAAAGAATGGCGGCAAACAGGTATTGTTCAAGAAGAACAGCAGTAATGCTGCAAAGAAAAAGAAATAAACAATCAGTGGCACTACATAGGCAAGAGCGAAAGCTTAAGCAGTAGAAAGGACAGACACTATGGCAAGAGACTATTTTGATGAGAGCAAAAATAAAAAGAAAACCACGACCACGAAGGTTACGCCTACAGGGAAAAAGACTGCGACAACTAAGAAGTCGCAGTCTTCTTCTGTCTCTAAACCAAAGGCAACAAAACCTACAGTGAAGAGTGGCACATCAGCAGTAACTAATATTGCAAAGGCCGCACCAAAGCAGGCGGCCACAGTAAAGAAGGCAACAAACAAGGCTGTAAAAAGCGGAAGCTCCGCAGCAGCGGAAGTCGCTAAGACTGCGAAGAGGAAGGCAACAACAGCATCGGTGCCGACATTCAGGCAGAAGCGTGAGGCCAACCGAGATGCAAATCTCAATCTGAAGCAGACCGCAGCTCAGACAAGCAGGAACAGGATGAAGGACACTCTTGACAGGGTGGACAATGCTGCGAGAAATCTGGTGGACCGTTCTAACAGGTGGGAGAGAGAAAACCTGAGCGCAAGGAATCAGACGCTTGCCGCACAGAGAGAAGAAAGAGCAAACAGAACACGCACACTCAGGCAGGCCCAGAAAAGTGGAGACTATGACAAGGTAGATAGGCTTACAGGCGTAGAAAAGGAGCTTACTGAACGCAGGACAGCACAATTCAAGGGCAAGAAAGCGAAGCCTCTTTCGGCAAGGGCAAAGATCTCAGAATGGGATAGAGACCTATCCGATACCATTACGCACACAGTCAAGCAGGGCCTTGCGGCCGATGCACGTGTGGGCAACATAAGCATGAAGGGCATCACTCAGAAGGATGCCTTCCTTTACACTACGGAAGAGCAGCGCAAGAAGGCTGACCAGAAATTCGCTCAGAGAGATAAGAAGCTTGGCAAGAGGATAGAGGCCGAGACCAAAGCTTTAGAGGATATCCAGAACAAGCATGGGTATCTTGGCAGGCAGGCACTGTCCGCAGTCTCATCCACAACAGGCATGGGCATGGACATCGCTGCAGGTGCCATCATCCCAGGCTCATCTCTGTTCCATATGTGGACGAGGTCAACAGGATCATCGATAGGCGAGGTAAACAAGAAGGCCGACAACCTTCGCAAACAGCTCAAAGCTACAGGCCAGTATTCCGATGAAGAGCTTGACGATATGTTCAAAAATGTCAGTGCTCTGGACCTTGCGAACGCAGGAGCATCAGGCGGAATCGAAGTTCTGTCAGAATTGCTGTTTCCAGGTATGGGTGCGGCACGTAAGGTCATAGGCGGCAAAGGTGCCTCGATAGCTGAGAGAGCAGGAGCAAAGCTGTTCAACAGACTTGGCGAGAGAGCGACAGGCGGCCTGCTTAGAAATATCACAAAGGGAACACTTGAAGAAGTAGCAGAAGAAGAAATCGGCGGACCTCTTCAGGCAGTCACTTCCAATCTTATCTATGGGAATAAGTTCCAGGGATACAACGAGGATGCGATAAAGAGATCCCTTACTGCTGAGAGCAATGCGCTTAGAAGCAACGTGAAGAGCGAGGCGGACGCACAGGCTGCTGCTGCCAGACTCAGCTCAAAGGCATTCATGGATCAGAGCGTCCAGTCATACATGCAGTCTGGATATTCAAAGGCTGAGGCTACAAGGCTCGCTGAGATGTCGAGAGACTACCTGACCGCATCTCTTTCGGGTGATGTCGATGGTATGAAGAAGTACCAGGATGACATGGTCAAGGTGATGGCTGGCGGCGAGAATTCACAGAAGCAGAAATTCTCGCTTCAGGATGCGATAGATGCCGCTGTGTCCACATCAATGATGACGGTGGCCACAGGTGCGCCTGCAGCATTCTCTACGATGTCGGCAGGCAATGCTTATAAGGCAAACGCTGGCCTGGATGCAGTTAAGCAGCAGGCTGAGATGATAAAAAACTGGGAGTCTGATCCTAAAGAGAAGGCAAGAGCGCAGGCTGTTATAGATCATATCGATAATGGCGGAGACCTGTCTGGCACTCAGGTGTATGAGATAGTGCAGAAGGCAGGCGAATTGGCAGTAGAACGCCAGAAGCCTCAGCAGACCAAGGACAGGGTAGCGCAGGTGGAGATGAAAAAGAGAGATCTCCGCATCTCGCCTATAAATGAAGATGGCTCACTTGCTCCTCAGACTCAGCAGAGATATGAACAGATCGTCAGCGATACAGTATCAAGGCATGAGACACTCGCAAGGCTGTCAAACAATGCAGACCAGACTGAGGACTTCGTAGGCCCTGCCGCAACATTTGAGAGACGGAATGCAAATACTGAGAACGAGAACATGAGCGATGTGGTCATCGGTGCCAACATCGGTGCGGCCTTTGAGGTAGGTGCTATCAATGCTGAGATGGTGAACGAGCTTGCGAGAGGCAGTGAGACTGTACGCTCTGTATTCCGTGAGGTAACAGGAATCGATGTAAGCCAGTTCAGCTCATACAACGAGATGAACGATGCTCTCATGGCTGAGGCCGCTGACAAGCTGGTGAACAGTGCAAGGCTTGAGCAGGTAGCGTGGAATGATGAAGCACGTAAGCAGGTATCCGATTATGTCAGGAGCGATGTCCTTGGCAGTCAGGGAGACATAGCTATACAGGACGCACTTGAGTCTGTAGATCCAAGAGACAGATCGCAGTTCCTTATGACTGCCGATGTCGCAAGCAATCTGTATGACTTCGCAAGGCATACGGAAGGCTCCTGGAACGAGGCCAGGCAGATGATAAAGAACACATATCCATCTGTTGATGCGAATGTAATGAAACAGATTTTTGTGGCGGCCAAAGAGGATAAGCAGATAGCCGAGACAGAAGGATACGGCAAGGTCGTGACATCGGGCAAGACACTTGACAGGAGCAGCCTTAAGGGAGAGGCACCTGCGTATGTTCCAGGCAAGTTCATAGACAACAGAGAGAATAAGGAAGGCGCAACGCTTACAGAGGAATCCCTGCCGAAGAGCATCGCATCCGCATTCGGCATAAATGTCATGCTGGTCGATAATCCTGAAGTCAGAGACGAAAAGGGTAACCTGATAGTGAATCTTGCGTCTGTAGTAAAAGACAGGGATGGCAACGATGTTCTTGATGAGGAAGGCAATCCTGTGATCCAGATGGATAACGGTGCGTTTATTCCTTCCACGAATACACTTGTCATCAACGCTAATGCTGATGCGACAAGGACCATTACGCAGACTGCAGTACATGAGCTGACTCACCATATAGCAGTACATGCTCCTGCGGAATACGTGAAGCTGTCGCAGTACATCATGGACGCATGGTACAGGAAGGATGCTGAAGGATTCACACGTGCTATCCGAGCAAGACAGGCCGCATACAAGGCGCAGAAGAATCAGACACTTTCAGATGAGCAGGCACTTGAAGAGATCATCGCTGATGGTGCTGCAGATTTCGATTGGTCTGATGCGGACTTCATAGCTGAGGTAACTACAAAGGAGCCTACGCTGGCCAACAAGATTATCGATGCTATCAAGGAAGTGCTGCAGAAGATCAGAAGCATTCTCTCATCGGGCAGTGTCATTGACGATAGAGCACGTGACGCTCTGTATGACAAGGCCGTAGAACTTGACACGGTCAGATCTCTTTGGGTGAAGGCGGCGCAGACTGCACGTAAGGCTCAGGCTGATCAGGCCATCATTGAGGCGCAGGAAGAGGCAAATAGGGCATCCGTTCCTACAAGCAATGGGAATGGCGATCTCAGCACACAGCGGACATCATTTTCGCTCTCTGAGCCTGTTGAGAGGAGAAGAGACCTAATCGCTGTACACAACCTTAAGCCTGTCGACATCAGGAATGCATTTGAGCTGGGCGGATTCCCAATGCCATCCATCGCAGTGACTAAGGACAGCATGGGCCATGATATGTATGGCGACATTACATTAATGTTCCACAGCGATACGATTGATCCAGGAGCAAGCAGAGACAACCAGGTGTTCGGTGGGGATGCGTATACGCCTACATTCCCAAGGGCCAGATACAAGCATAATGAAAAGGTCACAAATAAGATTAGGGATCTTTACTACGACACAGCAAACCGAATTGGCTATGACGCAATGCGGCCATTATATGACATAGCTGTTACTCCAGAGGATGCCATCAACAGATACGGCGGAGAAGAAGGCCTGAAGGAATACTATAAGAATGACGCTTCTACAATGCGTTCATTCCTGAAGATGAACGGCAAGGATGTCGAGGATGTTATTGAGAGAACAGAGACAACGATAAGCGATTCCGAGCAAAAGCTTAGGCAGCACTTTATCGATACGCTTGGCGAGGATGCAATACGTGAGTACGAAGCTGCTGATATGCCGAATGGAATGGAGAAGAGCAGGTATCGTACACAGTGGATAAGAGACCACATCGATGCGGTAGAAGATGCGTACAGGACCTTCATGACATCAGGCACCTTCCATTTCAGTGAAGAAGAAGTCAACAATGTCATAGAGAACATGAGCCTGGGAGAATTCAACAAGCTCATGAGGCAAGTTGTCAGTTATTTAAATGAAGGCCCTACGACTATAAAGGAAGAGGTCAACTATACTGCCACGAATGAAGCTGTCAGGGAAGCGGCCCAAGCCAACGGTTATGAAGATTGGGTAGACTCTTTACTTAACGGTGTCGAGGAAAAGAAGGGCATCAGGAATAACAAAGAGGCTTTTGACAGGAGAGGCAATAGGCGATCTTGGGAATCGCTGCACGAACCGATTACGCTTCAAAATGTTGTTAACGTGATGAGAACAGAACTTGCAGCAGGCGGAAACACTGTTTTTGGCGCAAATCCAAGGGCGGCAGCTAATAAGCAATACAATAGCTTAGATGAGATTCGTGCAGACGAAGATCGCCTGCAGCAGATTCCTGAAGAGGAATACAACAGGCTTGAGGATGAAGCAACAGACAAACTCACTTCAGTATGCAGCGAAATTGCTGAAGCTAATCCTGGCCGCTTCGGGTCTTCATTTGGGGCTACGCTTGATGTTGGCAGTTATATAGCCGAGATCCTTAATAGCACCAGATCCAAATCGACCATAAAGCGAAAGCTGGAGAATGATTACGGAATTAATTCAACGGATGAGCAGATGGATTCCTTGATGGATGCTATCGAATCCATAGCTAACCTTCCTACAGGATACTTTGAAGCAAAGCCGAGAAGGGCAGTCGGGTTTGATGAGGTCAGGGCAGCAGTAATCCCATCTGCTTTAAAATACAGCGATGTCTATGAAGATATACGTAATGGCCTGGAAGAGAGGGGCGTACCGATCTACGAATATGACATTTCCAAAGAAGGAGACAGAACAAGAGCTGTCAACGAGGCTGCAACAGACCAGGATATAAGATTCTCCCTTAGCAATCCAGCAAATGCCAACGACTATGTAGAAGATCAGATGCTGGATGATTCCGAGAATACTATTCAGGACCTTGCAGCGGACGATCTGAACATCAGGTTTTCTTTCGGCCAAGAAGGAACATTCTATCAGAGAGGATTCCATGCAAGCAGCGGCACCAATGTAACAGGCTCCAATGTTAAGAAGTCAAAAGGCAATCCGCTGCTGCAGTCTGGCAAGGAGATTCTTGCCAAGACGATGACAAAGAACATCAAGGCCGAGCTGAAGAAGCAGGGCATCAATGCAAGGAGTGCCGAAGCTAAAGCAATAATCGATGCGAGGATCTCATCCGTAATGAACTTCATGGATGCCATGAATGACTTCATGGAAGAGACTGGCCTGCAGTATACGTTCATTGGGATGCAGGATGTCCATAACGCAAAGATATCTGTCAGGAAAACAAGTGAAGGCGTACAGTCTATCACGATGTCTGCAATGGTAAAGAACGGAGAATATCCGATTAACTTCGACTTTACTACCATCTGCAAAAAGAGGCAGGCATTCAATGCGATCATTGAGAAGCTCACTGACCAGAGTGCTGAAGGCGTAGACATCTCTCTGTCTCCTAAAGAACTTGGCGAGATCAATAACGCACTGCGGAAGGAAGGCCTTGAGACAGCATGTCTTGGGTGCTTCGTTGAGGCGAGACGATACAACATGCAGAACTACACCAACAAGGTGTGTGACTTGTGGAATCGCTGTGTGGATGAGTACGCCGCTTCGCAGGGCATAGATCCTGCCGACATTGAGGACTTCAATTTCTCTAACGGTGAAACGACAACTGAAGAGAAGTTTCAGAATGCCGCAGATACATTCTTTGAATACGGAAACACGAAAGCATCTAAGAGCAATCCAGAGGACAGATTCAGGCACATTATAAGAAGCTCCAGGCAGACATATATGAAGCATCTGCATCCTGCTGACCTGATTACATCAAACGGCATCCAGCACATCAAGGACATGAGCACCAAAGATAATGACTTCTTCGGAATGCTCAAGTCTGCGTATGGTGTAGCGGCTCCGAAGGAAACCATCAAGTACGTGCCGTACAATTCCGAGGTAGCACTTCTTCCTGCCAACAAAGGGCAGGGCGAGAACAAGCAGACAATGCTTGATTACCTGAAATCTATAGGCGGAATCCGTATGCAGTCGTTCTCCGACTACCTTGTGGCCAATACATTTGACTACATGCAGATGGTAGCGGACATGGCTGCGAGAGGCTTCCCTGCACACGCATATACCAAGGAGATCGCATTTGCGAGAGTCTTTGGTATGACAGGCATCAAAATCAACCTGTCCATCATGTACGATGTCCAGAACTTGAATTACTGGAGAGGCATCTTTACAGAGGCAAGCGATGAGAGGCTTCGTGAGATCGCTGCCAAATATGCAGGCCTTCAGTATTTTGAGAATGTCGATGATATTCCTGAAGAGTTCAAGGATTACGACAGTGATGGAAAGCTCATCCTTGACCACGGCAGCATAATGGAGATCGATGAGGATGGTGTCAAAGGATATCTGACTTACCTTGTAGGTGACGAGAACAGGAGCCAGAGACATTGGGAAGAGGTATACAGACAGGTCCTTGAAGAGACAGGCGATGAAGCACAGGCAGAAGAGCAGGCCAACGAGACCAGAAAGTGGATACAGAGTATCAACTTCAAGGAAGCCAAAGACCTTCAGCGCAAGAAGGGATATGGCCGTAACTGCGGAATGATTGGCGTAGGCCTCTCCAATGCTAACATCCTGCTTATGCTGAACGATGACAACATACCGTACATCATTCCGTATCATGCATCGGGCCTTCCAGATGTCATCAAGCAGCACACTGGCCTGAACTTTGCAACAAACTATGAGGACACTCAGAACACAAGGATCTTTGTCAGCTTCGTTAAGGATGGCGAAGAGCTTGGGTACGAGTATGTCAGAGACTTAAAGGATAAACTTGGCTCATGGCAGAAGGCATGGGAGCAGGTATCCGAGGAGATCAGGAACGGAGACATAGTCGCAAACGGAAGAACGCCAAGAGCAGCTACAGACAAAGAACCTGCTGAGGTAAACAAGGATGGCAAGCCATACGTGCTTCACGGAACAGCCGACTTCGATTTCTATGAAAAGATCGCCAACGGTGCGACTCCGCAGGAAGCTGCCGAGATGTATCTTGAGTATTGCGATGAGTACGGACTGCTGCCTGTATTCCCACAGTTTGCAGGCCATCCGAATTATTACAAGCTCCTTGTCGATTACAGCGTCACAGACCTGTCCGACAACAAGGTAACAACTCCACAGGGCGCAGTTAAAAACATTTATCCAGGAAGCAACGGCACGATAGCAAACATCGATGAAGGCTCCACAGACTATGAAGGAATCAAGAGCATCCTTGTAGACGAGTTCGAAAAGCTGAACGAGAAAAACAGGCATCGTGACGAAGTCGTAAACAAGATCGTTGATGAGTGGAAGCGAAACGATGTCAGGCATTCCATCGCAGTCAACTTTGATGATGACTATATGGCTGCTGTCGAGTCCAATGACATGGATGAGGCGCAGCGATTCGTCAACGAGGCTGCGAGGATAGCAGGACTGACAGAACGTGTGTATCATGGCACTTATAACTTTGGAACAACAAAATTCAATGACGATTATGGACTGTACACAACAAGCAAAGTCGCAACAGCTCTAAATTTTGCAGGCGGCGGAAATCTGAGAAGCATATCTGGGGAACTTGACTTTGACAAAGCATCTCCACAGCAATTGATTGACCATTATAACAACAACTCAGGGTTCAATATATCTCGTATTGCTACAGAAGAAGACTTTCAAAACGAGCTTGATCGCATAGCTTACTCTGATGACGATATAAAAAAATACAAGTTATCAAAAGAATGGGTAGACAGGAACAAGGCTAATGTAAAAGCATTGCAGGGAATGCGTGACAGGATGAAAAATGGAGAAACATTTTTCTATTCAGACTACAATTCTCCTGGACATTCATATGGTGCTAATTCATTCATTTCCTCAAGAGACGAGGTCGTATCCACAGCAAAAGCATACATAGGCGGCAAGGAGAAGAGAGGTGTATATGCGCTTGCGTTAAGGCCAGAAAACATGCTCACGATTAAGGGCAATAACGCATACTATACCGATATAAGAATCCCTGATGAGCTGAAGCAGTACGCCACAACGGATGAAGTCAAAAGAGGCCTTGCAACTACAGACCAACTTTTCAGGATGGCAGCCGATGCAGGATATTCGACTATTAAGTTTGAAGGCATCGTAGAAGGTGGAGACTATGGCAATGCAGGGAACTCGGATGTTTTCGTATCCATGAATCCATCACGAAATGTAAAGTCGTTAGATCCTGTAACCTATGCCGAAGATGGCTCAGTCATTCCGCTGTCTGAGAGATTTGATCCTAACAACGATGACATCAGATATTCGATGCCGACAACAGACGCAGATGGCAATGTCCTGAGCGATGGACAGATGGAATTCTTCCAGCGGAGCCAGGCGAGAGATGAGCAGGGGAGACTTGTGCCTGTGTATCACACAACAAATTATGGTGGCTTTACTATATTTGATCCATCATACTCTGATGATAAGCGCAGTCTGTTCTTTGCATCCAACTGGAATGTGAGCCAGACATATGGCAGACATGCAAATAAGCCGATTGATATCCAAAGCAAGATTCCAACATTTAATAGCATTGAGGACTTCAGCGCATATGCTTCAGAGAATTGGAGTGACTTAGGATGGAAAGATACACAAAGCTTTGCACTAAATACTGATCTTCAAGTTAGAGATAATAGCTCATATCAAACAGTAAGAAGTTTAGACCGTGCTGAAGATTGGGTAAAGGGTAGTGCGGATTATGACAGATATGCTGCAGTATTTAAAGTGCCTAATGAAAACACAGGCTTTTGGGATACTATTATGGCATATAGTCCAGATGGTATTGTTGATGCCATCAACAAGCATTATCAGAAAAGCGAAAGGCAAGCAGGATTCTATCAGGTTTATCTCAACCTTGAGAATCCGCTGACCGTGGATGCGAAAGGACATAATTGGAATGACATTCCGTATGGTTCTTATGAGAACAGATCGTTTGAAGATTATGAGAAAGAACTCAGAGAGAAATACGACACTGCTGTGGCATCAGTAAAAGTAGTGCAAGACGAATATGATGATGAGTTCAGCCTTCCAACAATGATGTGGATTGAAGTCGATTTCCGTAGAAAGAATTCTGATGGCGAATGGATTCCAGACTTATATGTAGAACAAGTACATATTGATCTGGAAGACCACATGCTTGAAGATGGAGATGCTGACCCATATGGTGTTACTGAAGAATTGTGGGATTTAACAGAAAACTTGCTGTATGAGGCTGGCCTTCCAAAATCATATATTGACAAACTTGAACGAGATGAGACTGATTTTGAAGGAGATATCAGTTATGAGGCCCCAGACTGGGATTATGTAAATGTTGCTGCCGATGAATATGAAATGACAAAAGAGTTTGGAGAAGACGTTTCAACCTACAGGACAAGAGAGCTTGCAGAGATGGCTGAAGCCAATGGCAACGATGGTGTAATCATTCGCAATTGCAGAGACATTGGCGGAGCATCAAGGCTTAAGGGAAATAATCCGTACTCCGACATCTACATCGCATTCAGCTCCAACCAGGTAAAGGATACTCGCAACGTAGATCCTACGAACAATCCTGATATCAGGTACAGCATTATTCCAGAGGACGAGGCAATGAGCAGGATGGCATACGATGACGCTATGGATAATTCGTATGAATTGCTTACATACTATGAGCAGCAGCTTGACATAGTGAATCCAGAGACATTCGATGTTACCAAGGCGTTCAGGGAAGAAGATGTAGTCAGATTCCTTGATGCTCTTAAAGCCGAAGATGCAGTGCCATCCAGCGATGCCGCATTTGAGGAAGATAGAGTCAGAAGAGCAAAGTCAAAAGCCGAATTCTACAGCAACGTAAACGCTAAGTGGAATGAAAGATGGATAACAGAAGGCGAAGTGCTCAAGATTTCATCCGTAAAGAGAGACATCACAAACCTTGTCAAAGGCGCAATGGCAAATTCCAATTCTGATGCACAGTACAGGAATGAAATTGTTAGGAAAACGCTGATTGATGCGAGGATTGCATATCAGTTAATGAAGCAGGACCGCACAGAGCTTGCCTCATATCTTCTGTATCATTCCGCACAGAGGATGATGGAAGGCCTTGAATTTATCAGAGATGATACAGCATTTAAGGAGTACCAGGGGATAAGAGACTTCCTTCGTAGTTATAGAATCAATGCTCCTGATGAATTCTGGGAAAATGAGCCTTTCCTGGAGTTCCGTAAAGAGTATTATGGAAGGCTGAGAATCGGCAAGGGCAACAGCAACATCGAGGATGTGTATGGAGACCTTCAGAGCAGATGGCCGCATCTCTTCAACGAAGAGGAGAGAGTAAAGGCCGACTTGAAAGATAAACCGTGGGATCTCCTTCAGCACATTGGTGTGGTCGTAGACTCCAACGTAACGCCGTTCATGGAAGCGTACTCATCTGAAGAGGCCACAAGCCTTGCATTTGATTTAGCCGACCAGTTATATGAAATAATTGCCA